CACTTCGTTTGTGTATTGAAGCAAATCAACAGCAGAACCAGTAGTTGTCGCAGTGATTGTGTTTGAAGCAATCAAAGCAACCAGTTGAGAATTATCGCCATAATTAACCATTTAAATCTCCAAAAAAGATGGTGGGGTTTTTAGCCCCACCTTGTCAATTAAGCAATGTCAGCATCGCCATAGCAGAAGGAAACCGCATTGCGAACTGCAATGTCAGTGTCTTGCAAAGCAACAACGCGCATTGTGCCGCTTGTTGAGTTGCTGTAAGGATCGACCATCAAATCCAAACCAGAGAAGAAACCAATCAGCAAGTCAGCAAAATTGCCAAAGAACACATCGCCAGCAGTAACTTGATTAGAGACTTCGGTGCGATAGCCGTTGACAGTGTTGCCAGCTTCCCAAACAAACTGACCAGCAGATGTAGATGACTTTTCAGTTGTTTTCAATGCACCACGTTGAGCAGGATTGAACAAATAAGTCATTGTGCCGATGTCAGCATTGTCGGTTGCAACCTCAGACTCCATTCCCACCAACTCAGCAAATGTTGGGTTTGTGGCTGCAAAGTCTTTGGTGTTGATGCCAGAAACCAACTTGATGCCTGTTGGCTGGTTGTTTGAACCAGTGCCATAAAGGGCAGCAGCGTCAATCGCCAAAGCAATCACAGTGGCCAAGTCTCTGCGAACCATGCTCTCAACGTCAATTGATGACTGGATCATCAATTTGCGTGAGAAGTCAGTGTAAGCACCGACAGTTTTGGGAGACATTGTGACTTGAGCCAGAGTTTGTTGGCTCTCAGTAGGTGCGCCAGACTCAGCAACCCAATAAGCAGTGGCCGCGCCAGATTGCTTAGGAATTGCCACATTGCCAACCAGACCATTGAGAACTGTTGCACCAGCACGTTGAACAACTGAACGATTGCGGAGCATCTCGATAAAAGATGCAGCCAAAAGATCAGTTGCAACCAAGTTGCCACCAGCAGATGCAGTGCCGACTGTCAAGTCACGTTTTGCATGGACAACTTCGTTTGGAACGAAAATGCCTTGAGCAGAGCGACCATAAGTCTTTTGAGCAGCATCAGAGACTTCACGCTCGAAAGCAGCGTTAGCCCATGCACGTTTGTCTTGGGGATTAGCCAAAGCATTGATTGCGCGAACAAATGAGAATTGACGAACTTCCTTCTGTGTCAAACCGACTTCGGCTTGGATAGGAGCGTCATAAGCGCGACTTTCAGTCGCCACAGTTGCAGAGTTTTCCATTTTTCTTTCCTTTGGGGTTTCGGTTTCAGCGACTTGAGTTTGCGCTTCAACCAAAGTTTCGGTAATTTGTGATGTTTCCATCACCGCTTCAGAGGTTGTTTCAGTTTCCATGCTTCGACCCACACCGACTGACACATCGGCTGGAATTGAAACAATAGACACTTCAACTGGTCGCCAATTTGTTGCACGATAAGTTTTGCCATCGTTCTCTTTTACCATCTTGGCAATTGAGTATCCAATGGAAACATTACCGCGAATCAAATCCGCGACATCTCCGTAAACCTCTGAAGCCAGTGCGCTCTTACCGAAACGCACTGTCGCCCGCAACTTGCGAGCCGAGCCATCGAGACTTACAGATTCGATTACACCAATTTGACGCTCAGGATCGTGATCCATAAGCAATGGTGCGCGACCAGAGTTCAGGAAACTCAAGTCGATTGATTGGGGATTGTGGTCGAGGACTTCCTCACCATAAGAGCGACCAACTGGCATCTCAGAGGAAATAGACATCGAGACTCTGCGATCATCAATGCTTTCCACTCGGGCTTCCATAGCGTCAGCGCGAGTCACTCGCTCACCAGCCTTGCGCTCCTCGTCATAGTGCATTGAAGACACTTCCTCGACAATAGCTTCTTGAGGTTGCTCTATCTCAACGCTATCCTCTAAGGCAATTTGCGACTGAGCCACCATTGATTCAGTTTGTGCCTCAATGAGTTCAGCGACATTTTCAGTGTCAACATGAACTGAGATGCTGACCATTGCTCTTTCTTCATCACTCATAACCATCCCTTCAGGTTTTTCAGATTTTAACAACTCATTTACATTCTGAGTAGTTTCTTGATTTGATCTGTCTTTTTGAATATTTGCATATTCACGCTCAGACCAAGTTTTACCAGCATCACCACCCCATAAAGCCCAAGCAATTCTGCCGTTTGATGGATAACCTTCCTCGCCAACTCTAAAGCCCTCAGCCTCTTTGTCAACCTCATGCCGAGCAAAGTAGCTGACCATTCTGCCAATTGTGTCGTCTGACAGATTCGCCCCATTCACAATGTCTCTGGCTCTGGCAATTCCAACCTCAGTGCCACCGCGACCAAACTCAGACCGCCAGTCAAGCCCCCTTTGGGCTTCCTCTTTCATGGCTTCATTCGCCACTGGCATTTGACACCTCAGCCTCAGTTGGAAGTTTGTCACCAAATGGCTCAAAAGCCAGTTTCAGACCATAGAAAGCAGCCAACTCTTTCTCAGCGTTAATTGCTGAGAAGGTTTCCTCGACATCCCGACCATATTGATTAGCCACATCTTGCATCGACAAAATGCCGTTTTTCATGCCGATGACAGCCGCATTCATCTCTTTCAATGGGTCAACCCACTGGAAGCCCCGCGCCCTGAATATGGCCGCATCTGCAAACTTGTCAAATCGAGTTGATGGAATGTTAATCACACCATTCTCCATTACCGACATCAAGAACTCTCGAAAAACTGGCTCGACAAAGTGCTGAATGAGAATGTCCTGAACCATTTTCCACTGGTCACGATCCTCAAGAGTGCCTTGCCTGATCGATGAATATGAGACACCTTCCAGATTGTTGGCCAAGGATGTGTAAGACACTCCAAGACCTGAAGCAATACCGCGCAGAACCGCTTTCTCAAACTCAGCAAATGCCCCTGTCGGATGGGTAGGATCAAATTGTTTAAAGTCCACGCCCTCTGGCAATTGGTGGAAAGTCCCAGGATCGGCTTGCATGATTGGCACGTTGTCAATCTTGTCGTCAGCCGTGAAACCATCACCCTGTGGAGAGGTGAAAAAGCCCATCTTAGATGCACCAACCCGAGCCGCCACCAACTCGGCCTCTCGATAGCCATTAAGCATTTTCAGGCTGGTTAGAACTGGAGCCATCCAAGGCACTCCTCGGGTCTGCTGCGCTCGCTCACCAATAAAGCAGTGAATGATCCTGTCAGCAGGGACTCGAATTCTTGGCTCAGAGAATGTCTGGCTGTATGCGTCAAAAGGATGTCGAGTCAGCAAGTGATAAGCAACTGGTCTGCCAAACTGATCGAGTTCCACACTCATGCGGATTCGATTTCCATTTGGCAGGTTGTCGTTATAGTTCTCATCCAAATAATCTGGCTCAAGAAACTCAAGGGCAAAATCAAACTTGTTTGGGTAACGCACCTTGCGACACAAAACCTCGCCATCACGCACCAGAGACTCGACAAAGAATCTTTGAGCATCAACCCATGAATATTTGCCATCAACAGTGCAGACACCAAGCCTAGACCATTGGGCAAAAGCATTCTCGATCTGATCGTTGCCAATGTTGTCCATCGAGCCGTTGTCGTTTCTGGCTTTGATCTGGACTGTCACACCTCGCTCACCGACCACATTTGACTTGGCCAGATTGATAAATCGCTTGGCATATTCATTGTTTCGGGTTAAATCCCGAGAGCGATCACGCAAGATTCTCAGGGCTGGCCTAATCTCCTCGTCAGCAGACTTGGAGGATGAAATGAAGTCACTGAATAAGCGTCCAACATTCGCACCCGCATAACTGCGCTTTTTCAGAGGTTTCTTTCTGGAAAAGATGTCCATAATTCCCATTATCCGAACCTCACTTGAATTGTTGAACCAGTCGGTTTGCCTTTAGCAATATTCTCAGCAATCAATTCTTTTTGACGCTCACGCTTGTAATAATCCCGAGCGTCTGTCAATTCTCTGAATGACATCTTTGAAAGACTGCGACCAGCAATTGAGTAACTTGAAACATCCGAGTCAGCCCGACCAGACAAAATGCTTTCGATCTTGCCAATCATTATTTGAGCATGAGTCCGCAAATCAGCAGAGGTCAGATTCAAGTCTGCGACAATTTCCCAATACCCTTTGTCCACAGTGACCCGAGCCGAGTCAGAGTTGCGCTCGATGTCCGCTTGCCAGACATAACTTCCCTTGATGAAAGCCGCGCTTGTTGCGTTGGTTATGGTGGCCAGATAAGCAGTCCCACTGGTTGTCGCAGTGATATTGATCTCATCGTTTCCACCGCCCTGAATTCGGGCTGTATATTTGAGAGTGTAAAGTGATGGAGGGTAATCATCCCCAAGATCGGTGCGTTTCCATTGGAAAAAACTACCAATCACAATGTTTTCAGGCTCAGTCGTTGGAGCGTTGCTTGAGTCGAAAAGGTTAGCCATCGGCCCCCCTAGTTTTACGGAATATAGCGCATTTTAACGCCAACCATTAACAAATGACGATTGTGGCTTTGCTCGACTGGTTGGTTTGGTTGTTTTAACAACCTCAGTCGCCTGTTTCCGCAATTCTGCCCTTTTTGCTAATGATGCCAGATTAACATTCAAAAGGGAAAGTGCTGCCATTGCATAGACCCGAACATCGAGTGCTTCGTTTCGAGTCCGAGTCTTGACAAACTCTCGCCTTGCAAAGCCTTTGTGATACCGAGTCGCTATTTTCTCAGCCGTTAACTGTTTGAAATATTCATCCTCTCGCCCGACAGGGAAGTGGCAATATCCCGCGCCAGCCTCCTGAATCTTGAATCGAGAGAACAAAAGCAGTTTGACAGTATCCACACCCACTGGAAACAACTTGATCTTTCCAATATTGTTCTTTGAAGGCTTGCCAACAATGGGCTTTCCCTCACCGCCAACACCCTTGATCGCAAATATGCGCTTTCCTTCTCTTGGGTGAACATATTTGTAAACTGCTTGAGTATTGTGGCCACCAGAGTCAACGCAAGTCGCTCTGACAATCATTTCCTCGCCCGACTCATGCTCATAAGTCTGAGCCAAGAATTCATCAAGGTCTTTCCAAATATGAGGTGCTGAAGGGTCGCCATAGAAGGTTTTGTAAGCAATAGACCAAGATTCTTCATCAAGCCCCCATCCGACCACCTCGGCCTCCAGTCGGTCATCCTGAACGTCAACACCAGCAGTCAAAAGCAAAACATCATCGGGAATTGCATCCCACTCCTCAGCCCTGTTTGACAGTGAGTAGTCATCGACTTGCTCACCCTCCTCCTCCCAAGTCTCACCAAGATAAGTATTGACCCAGACTCTGAGAGTTGCTGGTTGTTTCTTGGCCTCAAGGAAATCCCTGACACCATCAACTATCGGAGTCCAAGGTGAGTACAAAGCCGATAAATGAAAGCCAGCAACCCCCTTGAATTCTGCTGTTGCAACCCATTTGCCTTGTCTGATTGATCGAATCCTCTCAGATTCATCCCACTCTGAACCGCAGTGCTGGCAAACATAGCGAGCAGTCTCAGGCTTTTCTTTGTCCCATTTGACATTACCCCATTCTAAAAACAAGTCTGCTTTGCAATGCTGACAAGGCACAGAATATTTGCGTTTATCAGACTCCTCGTAAGCAATCTCAATTCTGCTTGCGCCCTTGTTTGTGGGAGTCGAAACCATAAGAATCTTTCGATTCCAGAATGTGGCAGCCCTTTTCTTGGCCAGTGAGACAGGATCACCTTCTGAGCCAGCCGATACAGGGTAACGATCCACCTCATCGCATAAAACCACCCTGATTGGCCTAGATGCCAGACTTGATGGGGAATTGGCGCCACAAGCCGTTATATGGCCACCAGCAAACACTTTGTGCAGGGTTGTGTTACCTGAGTCCCTTGCCCTCGGGTCTTTTACCAAAGATGACAGGGCTGGAGTATCCCGAATCATTGGAGCGAGCCTGTCCTTGCTCCAAGTCTGAGCCATATCGAGAGTCGGCTGCACTACCAAAATGGGACTTGGGTCTTGGCCAACGTGATACCCAACTATGTTATTGAGAATCTCGGTCTTGCCGATCTGACTGGATGACATGATGACAACCTCACGCACCGATGGATCATTGAGAGCGTCCATCATCCCCCTCTGATATTCAGCCCGAGAGGTCGTCCATGTCCCCGCCTCAGCCGAGGATTCTGGGGAAAGTCTGCGATAAGTGTCAGCCCACTCGCTCACCTTTAAATCAGGTGGTGGCTTCAGGCTCAGAAACACCTTCTTCAGAATCGTTCCCAAGTTCGGATGACCTGACAGGGTTATTGACATGGACTTCGATGTTTTCAAGTTCATTCAGGGCTTCGTGTATTTGTTCTTTTAACAGATTCTTTACATCCATCAAAGTCTCAGCCGAGAAAACCTCAGCCGCAACCTTTGTTGGCAAAGAGAGCAACTTCGCCCTCATGTTAGTGGTCGCTTCTATCCAAGCCGACTCAATATCACCAGCAGGGATTAACTTCTCCTCCATTTGAGCCTTTTCCATTTCCATGATGTCAGCCCTTGCTCGAGTCAGACGCATCCTGTGAGTGGTGTAGTCATCCTCTGGCAAATCTTTTTTGAGGTTGCCCATCCTTAAATATTGAATGTAGGCTCGAACAACAGGCACAAGTTCATATCTGCCTCGCTGAACTTTGGGAATAGTCCCTTCTTTAGCGAGTTGGTTAATTCGCTGAGGAGTCAGGTCTAGCAGTTTGCATATCGTATCAAGTGGAACTGTCGTTGCCATTTAGTAACTCCGCTTTCTTTCCAGTGAAATCTTCCCAACGCTTTACTATTACATCGCAAAACTTTGGGTCAAACTCCATCAATCTGGCTTTTCGACCAATTTTTTCGCAAGCAATCAAAGTACTACCTGAACCACCAAATAAATCTAAAACATAATCTCCACGCTTTGATGAATTTCTTAACATTTGTAAGATTAACTCAATTGGCTTCATTGTCGGATGCT